TCTTGGGGTGACGATTAAAGGCGACGATCTGCGCCGTACTTATACGTCTATGGTCGAGCGTGGATCGAGTGCGCAAAAGTCGGAATACATTAGACAGCATCTAGCGCGCTTCGATAACGAGGTTTCATTGCTTGTGGAAATGTCGGCATGGGATGCCTGCCAGGGTTCCCCTGAGCTGCCTTCTGATTCAAATGTTTTCGTGGGGGTGGACCTGAGCAGGGGCAGCGCTGCCGATTCGAATAGAACTGATATCTGCTCAGTCACTGTTGGCCGCGTTGATACGTTTGGGCGGATTCATATCAAAGCTCGCCACTACCTGCCCGAAAACAGAATGCTTAACAATCGGCATAGGTCGAAATTGCCTATCGGCGATTGGTTTGACGCTGGTCATTTGATACTTTGCCCTGGGGACTACATTGACCCTGCAATGATCGAAGCGGATATCAAAAGCGTTTTTGATGACTTCAAGAGCGTGCAGGAAATCAGCTACGACACTTGGACGTTTCCACGCGATCAGATGCACAGATGGGTAGAGGAGTACAATTGGCCGATGGCCTCAAGGGCCAAGGCTGAGTACACAGTGCCAGCAACCGAGGCTTTTGCAGATAAGGTTGGGCGCGGTTTGTACGTGCATGATGGTTGCCCGATTCTGAAGACCGCACTTAAAAACACGCGGATCAAGAACTACCAAGGCGGCAGGCGTCCCGATAAAGATCCGAGCCGGTCGATGATCGACCCGCTTATGGCGTTGATTTACTTAACGAGCGGGATCATAGAAGCGGGGCATGATCGCCCGAGCGTGTATGAATCGCCCAATGTTGCGGTTTAGCTGGTACAATTCTTGGGGTACACCTCCTTCCCACCGCTAGAACCTGGGCAGATCGCGGTGGGATTTTTCCTCCGCCACAATGTGGCGGAGGTTTTTTTATGTTTTTTGAAATATTTTTCTTGCGTTTTGTGTTTTCTCATATACTGGGCGTGCCGTGTTGGATTGTTGGGTCTTCTGCCTTTTTTCAAACGCATCGCAAACCGAGCCAAAACAGCCAGCCCAAGCTGGTCGCTTTTTCGGCCGCTATCAAGTTGGCAAACAGGGACCGCTGATTTACTTGCTATCCCAGCGGTAGGCGAATGTATTGATATCCTCGCCAACGATGTCGCCCGCGTGCCGGTTGAGACTGAAGCGCGAGCTGCTAACGGCTATGAGGTTTTTGAGGGAGTGGTGGGTCAGATTTTGACCTCGGGCCCTAATGACCTTCTGAGCGGCAACGCATGGCGCCAGAAAATCGTCAGGGATTTGCTGATTGATGGCGCGCACGTTTCCGTGATTACGCGAGACGGCCGAGGCAACGTTTTAGAGGTGACGCCTTGCGAGCGCGGTACTTGGGGTTTCAATTGGGACCCAATAAACCAGCGCCTAAGCTATCAGGCGTTTGGAACAATGTTCCAGCCCTCTGATGTGTTGCACTTTAGACGAGCAGAGCGGCAATGGTTCCAAGGCGTGGGAGTACTCGAGCAATACAAGTCAACGCTTGAACAGATCGCCGCAAGCTACGGCGCTGCGAAGCGTGTATTTAAATCAGCGCTTCCAAAGCTCAAGCTGGAGACAGATGAGCCTTTGTCCTCGGATGCAGTAGCAAGGCTACAGGAGGCATTCCGCAGTACTCACGGCGACGCCTCTACGTGGTCCAGTCCGATTGTTGTCTCTGGTGGTATGAAGGTTGGAGAAGTCAGCTCGAAGCTATCAGAGCAAGACTGGGCCGCTGCTGTTGGGTTTGGTGTTGCCGATGCTGCGCGGTGTTTCTGTGTTCCTGTTTCTTTGATTAGTAGCGACTCACCTACAGCGGAAGACATGAGCGCGTATATCGAACAGGGGCTACGGCCCTTGTTGGCTTCAATTGAAGCAGAATTGCAACTAAAGCTAATGGTCCCTGGTGAGCGAGTTTGCTTCCGCACAGCGCATCTGTCGCGGGGTACGGCAAGCGCACAGGCTGCGGCAGCTCGTCAGCTTATTGATGCAGGTATACAAACGCCAAACGAAGCGCGTATCAGCTTGGGTATGCCGCCCCTTGATCGTCCTGAAATGGACGAAGTACAGATCAGCAAAAACTACACGCCACTAGCAGCGCCCAATTCAGGCGCTGACGATGTTGGCTCTGATGCGTCCGGAGGGCTTCCTGATGCTTGAATATAGAAAAGCAACTGGTGTCATTACGGAAACAGGGAACGACCTTGTTGGAATCGCAGTTCCCTGGGGGGAATGGGCAGAAATCCGAGAAGGTGGTTTGGTCTTCCGTGAGCAATTTGCTCAGGATTCGGTAGCAGTTCCTGAATCGGCAACTCTTCGATATGGACATGACCCGCGAGCGGTACCGCTAGCTCGAGTAGGCGCGGGAACAATTGCGTTTCGCAACGGCGAACATGGGTTAATGTTTGACGCGAAATTGCCAGAGTCTGCGTTTTCAATTCGTGAAGCGCTCAAGCGCGGCGATTTGGACGGCTCTGTATCTATTGGGTTCTACGCAGAGAAAGACATAAAGAAATCAACGCGGGGCGGAAAGGTGGCTTTCACTCGTACAGTGACTGCCGCTAGTCTCGATCACTTAGCGCTGGTTGAGACGCCAGCTTACAAAAACGCAAGGGCAATATTTAATGAGTCTTAGCCAATCAAAAGCGCTTGAACTGCGCGAAAAAGAAACGAAGTTGTTTCACGATCTTCAGGGGATTCTAGACGGGGCAGAAGGTCGATCGCTGACCGCTGAGGAAGCGCAGCAAGTTGAAAACCTAAACGGTCAAGTTGACGCAATCCAAACAGACATTCGTGATGCCAGCGCACGCGAAGCGGCAGAAATGCGCTTGTCATCTGCTGCTGGCGGTTGGGCAGGATCAGGTCTCAGCTTTACAACGTCTGAAGATGTCAAGCCAGCCCAAGACTTGCGCGGTTTTATGCGTGGAGATTATGGCCGTGAGCTGCGAATCATGCCGGAACACCGAGCGCAGCCGATCACGGCTACAGAAACAAAATCAGTACCCGAAGATATGTACTCGCAGTTCACGGCGATTATGGACCGCTTGAGCCCTGTACGTACTGTTTCAACAATTGATACGTTCGCGTCTGCCGATATTAAATACGCAGCGGCGGCAAGTCAGGTCAGCGTGAGCAGCACCACGGCAGAGGGTGCATCGTTCACTGATTTTGAGCCTACGTTCAGGAATCCGGCTGTTTCGGTTGCTAAGTACACAGCGCAAACGCAGGTGACTACTGAAGCGATCAATGACAGTCTTTTTGCTATCGAAGACGTAATCATGCAACAGCAGGCTGAAGCCCTCGCAGCAGCGCAAAATAAAGACTTTCTTTTAGGTACCAGTAATTCGGGCAGCGGTTTGTTCGAAGACCAAAGCTCGAACGGCGGCGTACTTAAAACAGCAGCTGAGGCTGATACTCTAACCATTGCTGAAATGGTCGCAGGTTTGGCTGAGTTGGCTTCTACGGGTTACTTCGGTCGCTCTGGCGCCTTCATTGTTTCGCCTGGTCTTATTGACGACTTGCTCAACGAAACAGCCGACAGCCGCCCAATTTTGCAGCCTCAAGCTCAATCGACATTCTCGATCCAGAGCCCGTTCCAAATCTTTGGGCGTCCTGTGTACGTAAGCTCAGAAGGTAACGCAATGAGTACCGGGAACATCGTCGCTTGTTATATCGCAAGCGACTGCTTCCACGTCGCCGACGTTGAAGGACTCACGTTCTTGCGTGACCCATATTCCAAGGCCGCCGAGGGTGAAGTCAATCTGCTGACCTCTATTCGCTCGAGTGGCGTAATGGTCGAGCCACGCGGACACGTCGCTTATAAGCTCGGATAAACATAACGGAAACGCGGCGCGTGGGGTCCCTGGTAATTGTGCCAGGGTTCCCCACGCTTTATAGCTATGAAGATAACAGCGCAAGACGATCAGTATTTTTCTCTCGCGGAAATGAAGGCCTATTTAAGGGTAGAGCATGACGCCGATCAGGACGTGATTGCGCGTTGTGTCGATAGCGCGGTAACGTACTACGAAAACGCGACAGGGCTTTTTCTGCGCTCAACCACTTTTGAGCAAAGATTTACAGAGTCTTATATTGAGCTGGTGACTCGGCCATGGGTGGAGATTGTCAGCGCAAAGGATGACGATGGCGTTGATATTTCAACCACTGTCAGAACTGCAAGCGGTCAGGTAACCGTAGTCGAGTGGAACAGTACGCAGCTCGGCGCGCTTAATTTGAAGTGGAAAGTAGGCGCACAGAACCGCACAGAAATAGCAGCCACAAGCGCTCAGGCGGTTAGGGCAATCATGGCTGACTGCTACGTCAATCGCTCTTATTCTCAGCCTGTACAGCTCTACCCCGGTTCTATCGCGGCGGGTATGTTGTTCGGAGAGGCGCGGGTGGCGGTGTGACGTTTCTTCAGCCGGGTCTTGCTTCCTTGCCTTTGACGATTCAGCAGCGATCTACGTCTGTTGATTCTGATACGGGGGAAACGACGGAAACATGGTCAGACGTTGGCAGCGTTTGGGCGCGTGTTGAGTCTCGCGGCGGGTTCGCAAAAGACGAATACAACGCGGAAATCACTGCAACCGAGAGAAAAATAGCGGTTGTTGATTACCGCTCAGATTTTACCTGGTCGATCAAAGACACTCGCTTACAGTCAAGGGGCGTTGATGCTGCTGCCGTTATTACGTACAACATTCAGGAGGTTTCTGATGTTGGCGAGCTGCACCACAAGCTGGAGCTAACGCTTGAAGAGGTGACGCCGTAATGGGGTGGGGGAGTTTTGATCCTAGGGGTTTACGCCGGGCTGGCTACGCTGCCAAGCAGGGGCGTATGACCAATGCAGACTTTAACCGCCTGAAGCGCGGCGTCTACGTTTCGGCCGCTTCTGCGTTTGTTGAAAATATGACCGGATCGCCTCAGCTCGTAAAAAACTTTGAAGCTCTTGAAGAGAAACTGAGGCTCAAGGTAATACAAACAGCGATCAAGCCATTGGTGCGGCAATCGGTCCGGGTTTGGAAAACGGAAATCTCGCAAGCAAAAAGCTCAGGCAGATCAAACGCGTTTCGGCGCAAGTTTGCAGGGGTTTCACTGCGTAAAGCGCTAGCCAAAAGTATCAAGGCGGTAATGCCTTCCGGGCGCGGTGAAAAATCATTGCGCGGCTATGGGATCTTAAAAGGCACAGCGACAAAGCACGGCAAAAGGGGGCAAGCTGTAACAAACGCAGGGCAGGCGATGTGGCTGGAATGGGGTACAAAAGAGCGCCAGCACAAGTCAGGCAAAAGTACCGGAAAAATGGAACCTTTGACGCAAGTACGCCGCAAAATCAAAGCAATGCAGCCGCAGGCGCGGCGCGTCTTTGCTGAGGCGTTGAGGCAGTCAATCGCGGCGCAGGGCCAAAACAGAATAACCGCTACCCAGGGGCGTCAGATGTTCGAGAGGTTCGCTAAGTGATTGCAAAGCTCAGAGCTAAACTTTTGACCTCTTCTGATATCTCAACAGTTGAGCCGTATTTGCGCGAAAATGCTTCGCTGCCTGTAGTGGTGTATGAGGTTTCGAGCGATGATCTTGAGCGCGATCTACAGCAAAACTCAACGCTAAGGCGAACGGGGGTCACTCTGCGCTGCATGGCCTCTAGTTATTCAGGCGCGGATGATTTGGCGAGCGCTGTAGATACCGCGTTACAAGATTGGACGGAAACAAGCCCGCCAATCCAGGCAGCGGAGCGCGTTTCAATTAGCCGGGCGTTTGCTGTACCAGTCGAGGCAAGTAACGAAATTATTTACGAAGCAAGCGTAGAGCTTGTAGTGCATTGGAAGGACGAATAGAAAATGGCAAACTCAAGCGTTGGAACTGTGGTCAGTTGGGGTGGCGATAGCTCCGCTGAATTGCGGTCTGTCAATATGTCAAACGACGCCGCATCTTTGGTGGATATCACCACTTTGGGTAGCGCAAACGTCAAGCAGTTAATCGGGCAAAACCAAAATGCTACTTTTACGGTGACTACTCTGGATGAGCCGAGCAACTGGGCGGTGAGTCAATCGGGCGATTCAGATAAAGATTTAGAGATTCAATTCGCTGGAGCGTCAGCTACTGATTTTGGTAAGTGCTTGCTTGTGTCAAAGTCCATAGATTTGGGGATTGATGCAGCTATCGAGTTCACTTTTGTCTTTGAACAATCAAACGCGGGTACCTGATGAAGCCAGTTTCAATCACGATTGAGGATGTTGAGTACGTCGTTTATCCCCCTACGGGTTTTGATTGGGTGGAGACAAGTCAATTAGAAGACTTTGAGCGCACGTGTGAGCTGTTGAGGCGAACTACAAAAATCGGTGATGTATATGCTTTTGCGACCTATGAGCAGTGCGCAAAACAGCCGCTCGCGTTGCTTTTGCAATTAGAGCAAGCCTTGGCGAAGGTTTTAACGTTGGATATTCCAGACCCTTTGTCGGACAGCTCGCCAGCCTCGGGCGGGCTCTCAATATCAGCATGACTTCGCTCCTAGAATTACCTGCTGCGGAATTGCTCTTCTGGCAAAGGTTCGGTGAAAAAATTGAAAGCGCAAGCGCGGAAGTGATGCAAAAAAGATGGCAAGCAGATCAGTAGGGCAATTACTTGTAAACGTTGGCGCGAATACGCGACCGCTTACGGCTGGTCTGCGTCAAGCGCAACGGCAGGTATCCGCTTTTGGGCAGCAGGTAGGCAAATCGGCGCGGGCTAGTCGGACAGCTTTTGCGGGTATTGGCGCAGGCGCTACGCAGATGCTGGGCCGTATGCGTGGTCTGCCTGTCGTTGGCGGTATGTTGTCAGCGGGTGGCGCTCTTAGCGCGGCGGCTGGAGCTGTGACTGGGGCAGCTAGTCAGGCAGCGCAGCATTCCCCACAAGTGAAGATTTTGCAACAGCGGTTGCAAATGATGGAAATGAAGCAGGGTAGAGAATTGGGAAAACGTGCGCCCATGGCGTCGTTTTTGTTGAGCGGTGGCGGTTTTGGAGTTGCGGGGCAGGTCGCAAAAAAAATGGCTGGTCGGTCTAGTCTTTTTAAGCCTGAGACTCAAACAGGTTTTGCATTGAATAACCCGCTCACGTCGTTGGGGTTTTTGCAGCGTGCGTTCAACGCGGGTAGAGGCCTTGTAGATGAAGGGTTGCAAGAGTTTTTCGGCCCCCGTTATTCAGTTGACGCAATGCAACGCCCTTTTGATGCTGTCGTCAACCAGGTAATAGATGACACACAAAGCGTCTTGAAAGACGTGCAAGGCTTGCAGAACGCGGCAAGGGCGCAGGGGGTAAATCCGTGAGCTGGACGATTGAAGAGCGCCCAAACTCCAGAAAGTTCAATGTTTCGGACGATGGAACAGCGCGTGCAGTAATCAGCCTGGTTTGTACTGATCTTATCACCTCTGTCGGTGTCGCTGGCGCTCCTGATTCAATCTGGGACGCTCTGTCCACTGATTGGGCAATAGGTACGACGCCTACTGTGAACGATGCTATAACCCCAGCCTTTTCGGGTAAATGGAAAGTTGAAAGCTACTCAGGTTTACAGCCAGCCAACGGTCGCGGCAACGTGTGGTATGTGGATGTCTCTTTAAGTTTTTCGGGCGCTATGAAAGAGCTGCAAAGTGGTTTGCCTGAGTCATATGTTCGACGTGATATCGAAGTGATGACGGGTACAGTTTTAAGGCAAGCTGCGACTTTTGTAGATTGGTACGCTCTTTCCTCTAGTGACATGCCTACTGACGGAGACGCGGATTGGAATGCTTCGTCTTTGGGCTATTTAAAAATTGAAAACTCTTCTCGTGTGGACGTTAACGGGCGACCGATCATCTTTAAAATCCCGGGCCAAAGAATAACGATCAATTTACTGACAGAGATTGACGTTGAGGGAATTACCAACCTAGGCAAAAACAAAGTAGGAAGCAGGAACGGCGCTTCTGTTTTATCTTGGCCAAAAGGTAGTTTGGTTCTTGAATCAATTGAGTCGGTACAAGTTGGGCACGGGTACCAGCGGCAAACATATAGGCTTTTAGCTGACCAGGCGTACCACTTGGAGCAGGAGGCGGCGGTCACTCCTATGGATAACGGCTCTATATTCCGTTCTTCAGAGACTGTAATTGATTCGGATATTTCTGTTTCACATGTGGAGGCGGTGTGGCGGCAGCCTTACGCATTGACAACGGACAAGAGTTGGGAGCTTTCGGATTTAGTTCCTAACGCGGACGACAGGGCATATATTGAAGGCTTGGCGAGTTGATAGGGCCGATTCAAGAATCAGCGCAATACAAAGACCCGCTCACGTTTTTGCGGTTTGGCTTTCTTGCGCGTATTGACTCAAGTACAGAAATTGGTACCGGCACCAATCGATACAAGTACACAGTTCAACCTGGCACCCTTGCTGGGCCAATCGACGATTTTACCTTTACGGCTCGCGGCTCAACGCTTGACGCTCTAAACGTTTTCGAGCTGTCGAATACCTCGAGCAATGTACAAGGCGTCAACCCGTCAACGCTGCCGAGCGGCTTTTCTTTTGAGGCTGCTACTGGGTACGTCATGTGTTGGCCGTCGCGGATCAAAT